GTTGTTAAGCATGATGTATTCAATAGGTTGGATGTTGAATGACTTGTAGTGGTCACCACCTACCTGCCGAGTTAACGGGCTATCATCAGTTGCATCTTTCATATATTCCTCCACGCCTATAGGGTAGCCATAGGACTCGTCATCAGTTGTCATTGGTGCATGAGCATCGTCATACGCATCTTGAAAAGGGTTACTCATCTTTACCATCCCAGTATTCACCACAGTAAAAAGTTATAGGTTCTGTGATTAGAGGTAACATAGTCACAGGGGTATCGTCTAGGTCACTCCATGCTACCGTTGGTGGGAACCTACGGCATTGACCCTTAGTTCCTACACCATCGTTAGACTTGAAGAAAGCACAGTTTATACAGGTGGATTCCACGGTATGACCTCCTTAGTATCAAAGTTATAATCTTGGTTTTGACATATCCTAGATACCTGAGCTTGCACCAAGGCATCAGCCTCAGTTAAACCTTTGGCTTCATAGGCTGTAACCACACGAGACCACATGTCCTTCAAGTCAGTGGCTCCATCAAGTATCTTCTTAGCCTTGACATCACCAATCCCTGGGCAACCCATGTAGTTATCTGTGCGGTCACCTGTGAGTACTTGTGTCATGTGCCACACATCACATAGCCAAGGGTCTTGCTTCTTAGGTTTATCATCCTTACGAGGATTGAACAGCAACGCAGGTATCTGCCTAAGGTCTTTATCCTCAGAGACAATTATCTTGGTGTAGTCTTTCCTATAGGTAGGACATGTAGCTAAGATACCTAGTACATCATCAGCCTCTAGGTTGTCCCATATGTAGGACTCATGGGATACTAGGATGTGGTTACGCATCTTAGATAACAACACAGGTTTAACTAAGTCCTTACGATTACCCTTATAGGTAGGTAGTATCTTAAGTCTCCAGTTGAAATCAGAAGGACAGGACAGGTAGCAAATCATTCTGTCAGCATTAAGCTTTGCCCTTAGGTCATCTAGGTACATATCCACTTGGTCAGCTACATCCAAGGGGTCATCTACGAATAGAGTTTCTACCCCATCTTCCCACTTGAATAACTGTTGACCCTGAGCAGCAAACTTATAAGCCACTATGTCTGCATCCACTAGGGCTACTATTGGTTTAGCCATTGATACTCCCCTTGTCTAGATAACGTAAACCCTTGTGGGTACAACGCCATGTTCTTGTGTATCTACCTTTGTTCTTGATAGTTACCAAGTCCATAGTTGCAGCAATAATGAATAACTCTATGTTTGACCTAGAGTAATTACTACGTGTAGTTGTAGGTGTTGAATGGACTACCTCAAGTAAATCAATGAGTAGCTGACCAAGAGTCTCCTGTTCGATATTCACCTGTGATGGGACACGCAAACCCAAACTGTTTACCAGCTTCTTCCATTGCTGACACACATGCTTTACCCACGTACTCTGCATGTTCGGGTTTACATTCGATTTGCCACTCATCGTGGACGTTAGCAACAAACTCATAATCAACTCCTGTAGTTAATGTTTCTTTGAGGGAACTATCTAGACAAACTAAAGCTTGCTTCATGAGTACAGCCCCTGCTGATTGCAAGAGTGTATTCAATGCTGCATGACTACTACGGATATTCAACTTACGTTTATCTAAACCATAGAGAAAGCCTTGGCTCTTAACCTTAGCTTGTACCTTATCAACGAGAGTCCCAAGAGCTGGAAGGTTCTTGAAGAATGAGTCTCTCGACAGCTTTCCTGAGCTGACTGCCTTGTTCCCTTTAGGCTGACCCAAGACAGTACCGAGCTTCTCATTACCTGCCCCGTAGATGAAAGCGTAAAACCATGTCTTAGCAATATCCCTCGACTCAATGCCCAACGCCTTTCGATTAACCGTATGGATTTCCGTTCCATCCTCTTTCCTTCCGTTAACTACAGTGTTGATATAATCACCATTGTCATAAGCAGCCATATAACCTGCGAGACAACGAAGTTCCAGTGCTGCTGCGTCTGCTCCCACCAAGACCATACCTTTAGATGGCTTAAACAGAGACCTACATTCTGTACCGTAAGGGCTATAACAAGCAGGTACTTGAGCAAGATTAGGTGTTGCATGTGTCATCCTTCCAGTGACTGCACCATTGGTTATCACACCACCGTGTAGTCTTCCGTTACGTTCTAGTTTCAACCAAGCTTGTTCACCCTCGGCTATCTGACCTATACGTTTATTCAACATCATATAAGTAGATAACAACTTAGCCTCAGGGTACGGCAACTGGCTCAATACTGTTTCATCAACCTTAGGTTTCCCATCATTGGTAAACTCAGTAGGTTTCCACCCACGTAATACCTTAAGTCTATTGGATATGTGGTCACGACTACCAGGGTTGAACTCAGTGAGTACCACAGGTGAAGACTCAGCTCCACTTGTGTATCCAAACCTTTTGTTGTCAGCCTTTGGTACAAAGGTAGCACCCTTGCGTAGATAGAATGGAGGGAAGGTATCCCTTAGTTGTCTCTCGAGGATAGCTCGTTCCTTACTCAGTTGAGCATAGAGCTTGGCTGCACCTACCACATCAAAGCTAAAGCCTCTGCGTTCCTGTCTAGCTACAATGAAAGCTACCTGATGTTCCAACTCGATAGCCCTAGGTGAGTAGTTCTCTTTGAGGAACCTTTGGTGAATAGCCTCTAGGGTTACCACATCTTGTTCACAATAGTCTTCCATATCTTGTGACCAATGTTCAAAGCCACCTGTGTACCCTGCCTTGTGTACACCCACACGGTGACCCCATGCTTCTAGGGAGTGTTTACCTTTTAGCTTAGGGTCTAACCTCTTATAATTTTTTTCATCAAAATCATATAGGTCAGGGAACATTAGGCGAGACATAACTAACGTATCAGTTACCTTGGTTTCATCAACAGCAAACCAAGGGTACAACTTAGTGAGTACAGCAATGTCGAACTTGATACCGTTGTGTGCTATTAGTGTTGCCCCTGCTTTCTGTAGTTGCATCAAATGTTTAAGACCATCTGCTACGTTCTCAGCGGTAGGCTCAGGGTGTTGTCTGTATCTAAACATTACTTCCCCTGCCTTGAACAACAGGCAATGAACAGTTGTTGACTGCTCATAATAACCATTGGTTTCTACATCAAAGTATACGTTCATTGCTGTCTCCCTATCGAGTACATTAAGTTATCGTGCTACACCATTCATCTTCTCAACAGTTCGTAAACCACCTAAGCCCAACATACCACCTAGTAAAGTGATAAGCGTACCCATGTCTAACGATGGTGGGATAGGTACTTGCCAGTAGGCTGAACCCCATGTAAGCAAGGGTTGACCTACGAATGTATAGGCTAACCCAAACACACACACCCAACCTACTGCTGGTCTCCATCCTGCAACGAACATAGAGGTACTAGCAGCCTCTACTTTGTTTACCTCTACCTGACCTAAGGCTAACTTGAGTTCAGCCTCTAGAGCAGCCATATCACCCTGCTGTTGAAGCTTGAATAACTCTAGCTTTGCTTCGGATGCTTTGGTTGCATCAGGAAATATCTTGTCAATCACACTACCTAGTACTGGTATCAATGCTGTCCACATATTACTTACCACCACATAGGTTATCTAATAGTTCACCCAATGGTTTACCAATCTCTACGAACCCGAACTTCTCATGGGTAACGAAGTCAACCTTACCACCTGTTAAACAATACAACTGGTGACGTTCCTTGCGGTCAAGGATAACCTTGGATACTTCCATGCCTGACTTGTAAGCCTTGTCTAATGCTTCTTTGATTGTGTCTAAGATAGTTTGTTTATAGATTAAGTGCATATGGTTCTCCTATTTAAAAAGCATCTGTTGTTTGTGGTTGCAATCCTGACATTCCAGCATCGACAAGCCGTCCTGTTCCCTTGTCGTACTCGAGTACACCAGCTTCCCCCGTAACTCCTGAGTATCTGTTTTTAAGGACTCGCACCGTTGTAGCATTGCTGTTGTCACCTTGTTGATTACGCTCCAAACCGATAACCACATCGCTAAGTTGAGCAATAGAAGCACTCCCCCGAAGGTGAGCAAGGCTTGTGTGTAATCCATCTTCATGTCCTTTGTTTCCCTCGGGTCTCTTAAGGTGAGACACTAGGAGTAACCCTATGCCTGTCTCTTCTACCAAGCACCGAAGCTTTGTCATTGTGTTATCAATCAATCTGCGTTCATCACCTTCACCAATACCGCTAACAACAATAGAGATATGGTCAAGTACAACCCACTTGCAACCGCAACCTCGAGCGAGATACCGTATACGAGATATGAGATTGTCTGAGTCAGTACTGCCCCAGTGGTCATATAGAAACAGATTTCCGCTACCTGCTGTGCTTTCCCATGCTTGCTTGAGTTCATCCTCAGTCACTCCTTCCTTGGATATGTGGATAGGTTTGTTTAGATACATACCCATGAAGCCCATTACTGTACGCTTCACGTTCTCTTCTAAGGCTACATAACCTACGGTCTCACCTGACATTAACAAGTGGTAGGCTACCTCTCTACAGAAGAGTGACTTACCTATGCCTGACCCTGCGGTTACAGTAATGAGTTCACCTGTTCGTAGTCCACTGAGTACAGCATCTACACCTGTATATGGATAGTGATGTGTAGCTTCCTTATCCAGTGTATTCACCATGTCCCATGTGTCAGCACCTGAGAGTACCCCATCAGGTCTATGTGTCTTAGCGTTCCATATTGCTTGGATTACTTCGTCACCCTTGCCCTGCTTGAGACACTCATTGGCATCCTTAAGTGGTAACCTAGCTACCTTACATTTACTAGGACTGAACAGGTCTACCACCTGAGCTACTGCTGTAGCCCCTGCGTCATCCATATCAAACATGAGCACCACTTCATCGAAAGACTCAAGGAACTCTAGGTTTCTTTGGATAGCTTTCTTAGCTGAGGCTGCACCACTAGGTAGACTCACGGTTGCCCACTTGTTACCTTGTAGTTGACTGACTGTCATACAATCAATCTCACCCTCAGTGACTACTATCTTCTTACCACCTTCTTTCCATAGGTGTTGACCAAAGAGTTGAACCTCCTTGCTATCACCTAACCACTTGAAGTCCTTATCCTTGGAGCGGATATGTTGTGCCACTTGTTCACCATCTTGGTTGTAATAGGTAGCTACTTGCCACTTACTATCCTTGTAATCAGCATAACCATAGCCAAACTTCTTAGCTGTCTCTTCGGTGATACCCCTAGCTGACACAGCTTTTACTTCTACAGCTAACAACTCTGTGTTCATAGTTCTCCTTGGTTCACGTACCGTGAAAGTTCCCTCAGCTTGAACAAAGCCACAACCAGGGGTGAAGCAATAGGAATGTCCATCGTCATAGACAGCTAGGTTATCCCTACTGCCACACTCAGGACACGAGGTCTTGTATAACAGTTGGGAGTCAGTCATTAGGCTACCAATTCCCAACGA